ATGTAGACAACTCATTGATAATATCAAAGTCCTCTATGATTATCTTATCACTCTCTACTATTTGTTTTAGATTAGAACAACCCACTGTCTTGACAGCTTTTGTTGTTCGTACTCCCAGTTGTGCTTTACCACCTGAGAAACTACCACCCATTACCTGACCAGCACGACCACGCATAGATGCCATGATTAGATTATCATACTCTAAATCAAACTGTAAATTGTTTGCAACCTGTTCACCTATATCATTTACCTCTATCAAAACAAATGCTTGATTGTATGCTCTTGCAACTTGATGTATTATCTGTGGAAAGAGTAAAGGTTTAATTTCGTTGTCTTTAAAAGTTACAACTACCTTATATGGTATCTCGGTTATATCAAACACCACAAATGCAGAGTTATCGTTTTGTGTTCCTCTTGCAACGTCAGCTGTCAACATATAGGTATGGTCTTTTTGTGGTTTCTTATGAACCGTTATTCCAGCATTCTTTTGTAAATGTTGTTTGTATGCAAGTACTCTTAGTTTAGATGGTGCGATTAATGTATTAACAGAACCTAAGAACTCACATTCAAATTCTGTTTGGAACTGTTGTTCACTTGTATTTGATATTGTTTCTTTCTTCCACTTTTCATCACGGCCTGGAACTTCACTCCAGTGAACTTCGATAGGTATGTAAGTATTTCTTTTCTCTTCTGCATCTGTCCATATCTTGTAAAACATATTCATACCATGTGGTGTTGAAACGATAATCACTTTTGTAGATTTACCAGATGAAATTGTAGGATACACAGAACTAAAAAACTGTTCTGCAACATTGGAGGGAACATATGCAAACTCGTCCAAGAATATAATGTTGTATGAACCACCTCTCACTGCACTTGCAGATGTTGATGATGCAAGTATCTTAGAACCATTCTCTAATTCTAACGAACCTTTGTTCCAAGACATTACCCCTTGTTGTAACCATTTTGGTAAATGTTCGTATGCAAGTTGTAGTCGTCCTAACAAATCTCTTGCAGTTGCAGCCTTGTTCGCAAGTATAGCTATATTAACACTTGGATTAAATAATGCGTAATGTAGGAGGTAAGATATCATCACAGTGGACTTACCAGACTGACGAGGTAATTTACAGATAGTAAAACGATTTTTGTGAAACGTACCAACCATCTCTTTTTGAAATGGATACATCTTGAATTGTATTAGACCTTCGTCTAGTGAAACAATCTTTACATAGTTCTCAATAAAATACTGAGGACTGTCCATACATTTTTTGTATTCGAGAAGTTCTTCTTTCGTCCACTCTTGTTGGACATTTGCTTTCTTTAGATTAGGATTACCTAGATATACACTATCAGTCATCTTTCCTATCCCTTAACATCTTCTGTAACTCAGCAGTCGAACCAACATACAACGCATTCGTTACACTCTTTGGTGCGTTGTTTGGAACTTCTTTTAACTTCTTCATCTTCTCTTGTAGGTCACCAAGTTTCTCTGTAACTTCTGCGACTTGTTTGATTAGATTACCAGCTACTTCGTATGTTCTAGGGTGTTCACTCTCTCTTGCGATTTCTAATATACCTTCAATCGCATCTGTACCTTTCTCTACTAGATTGTAGAAGTTCTCTCTCTGGTACTTGTAATCATTCTCTAGGTCTTCGTTATTTTCTTTAGGTCTAGGTATAACTTTCTTTTGCACAGGTTCGGACTTTGCAAGTTCTACTGCACCTAGTGCTTCATCTATTATGTCTTTTGTTTTACTCATCGGCCATTATTATTATACTTGAACGGTACATCGCCCCAAGCAAAATAACCCATACCTGTAGAATGGTTCATAGCAGAATCACTAGTACGAGCTTTAAATCCGTTAGCAAGCATTTCCAACCTTCTTCCAGTAGAACTGTATTCTGCATAAGTGTCATCTAAATCAATAAGTGTATCGATTGAAGCACCATTGCTATTGCTGATTATATTGTGAAAACCCCAATGAGGACTTCCACTAAATTTTAACGGAGCAACTAAAACAACTGAAGGCCTAAATCCAGTATAAACATAAGCACCATCAGTATTTCCAGTGCCCTTAAAAGTACCAAATTTTTGAAAGCCCTCTGTATTTCTCCAACAATAAGCAACATAATTTTCTCCACTTGCATTTAATTTGTGTTCATCACCTATTGATATAACTGTTGAAGTTGGGTCTGTGGCTTGCATATAAGCTGTGCCTGATACACTACTACCTAAGTTTTGGTCAACCCTTATAAGTTTATTATTACCTAACAATCCACCACTATTGTAAACTGCCCAACTGTCATTTTGAGATAAATTTTTCCAAAATATACAATCAGGAGCAGCAGATAAACCATGACCTATTGTTGCGTTACTTCCTGTGCCTGAATATGTAACTATACTAAAAGACTGGGGTGGGTCTGCTTGAACGGTTGTTGTAATTGTACCACTAGTGTTTGAAGCAGTAGTTCCTCCATTTGCTCTCCAACAAGCTGCAGCATAAGTTACTGTATTATCATTATTACCATTTGTATTATTCCATTTAATACCATCATCTAAAAATTCTACAGTATCTCCAGCACCTGCTCCTGCTGTTTGAGCATCAGCTGCATCTAAAAAAACATAGTTATTTCCACCTCTTGAAGAATCTAAAACTCTTTTACCTTGACTAGCACTTCTGTTTAAACCCCATACGAGGTCAGGCTTAAATCCTAATCCTGTAACTGAGTTTGCACCACCATTTCCAGTATATGAAAGTAGACCAAATAGTTTTGAGGGTGGGTCGTCATCTGTTTGTGCTGGGTCTATACCACTATCTATTGGTAAATTAGCTGAACATATTGCTAAAAACCCTGATGGCGGCGAGTATTTAAATGCTCCAAAACCATTACCATCAGCATTACCTGCTCCTGTAATTTCTCCACCAAATGTATCATCTTGCCCTGCATTACATATCATATATGATGCACCCTCATAGGAGCCTACAAATACCATCATTTCTGTTAATGCAGTAAAAGTATCTCCAGCATTACTTCCTGCTGCTGGGTCACCAGAGTTAAACCAAGTATTATTTTTACCCCACCATATTTTTCCATTATCAATATCTACTGCTATTTGGCATATATCTTCATCAGAAAAACCAGAACCATAACTTGTGCCACTTGTAGAACCAAAAACTCTTTTTTCTCCATTAACTAATTGTATATCTGAAGTAATAGTTAATGCAGGAGCATTACTTGTGTTTTGTAATGTAGTAGAATTATCTCCATTTGCTACTATTCCTATCATAGGAAATCCACTCGCAGGGCTACCATCAACAAAAAATTCTATGTACCATTTACCACTAGGAAGACCATGCGTTAATAGAGTAGTTGCTGTACCTCCAGTATTACCTCTAAACCTAGTATTTCCTTGAGAATATACAGCACCAGCATAACTAGCTCCTGCTTGTGTATTAGCTAGAGGATTCCATGTTGCAAAATTTCCACTACTTGCCATTTTTTTTTATCTCCTATTCACCGAATGTTGGGCTATCTAGCACTTGATGGTCGGCACCAAGCCCTGCTGCTACTGCAAAATCATTATTGTTTCCTGAGCTGTCATCTCCAAGTGCAGAAGAATTTTGAAATTTTAAATGAAAGCCATTTGTACCAAAGGTCGTACCACTTGGGTCTTTTGGAATCCACACTCCATTCTTTGATTCGCCAAATTGACTAGCTGCATAAGATTGTCCATCTGCAAATATTACTTCTGCTAAATAAGCATCTAAATCATTGTCACCACCTGTTCCTGCTCCAATAGAATGAACATCTCCATTTGTGTTAAATCTATTGCTATCTCCTGCTGGTTCATTAGTACTTACTCTAGTTTTTTCAGTACCATTTACATAATATTTAATTCTACTACCTGATGATTGACTTGTATCATATCTTAATACTATATGCAACCATGCTGTAGTATCACGATAATATCCACCTATTCTATCATCTCCACCATTTGTTCCTCCAGAACTACCTCTTAACCCATACGCAGCTATTCTATCTCTATTATCTATTCCACCTGAAGTTCCACCACCAGATTCAAAACCAAATGCTGCTCCACCTCCACCAACTCCAGTTCCTCTACTAATAATCTGTTGCCAACTTGTATTACCACCATTTGAATATGTTAAACTTCTTTTAATCCAACATGAAAATGTAAACTTTGTTAAATCACTAGAAGTACCAAAAGTTCTACTTAAACTATCATTACTAGCTGATTCAAATCTACAGCTTTGAGAAATCTGGTAATCATAAAAACCACTAGAACCACCAGAACTGTAACTCCATTGTGACGAACCTATAGGGCCTGCCATATTATAATCTCCTATGCAAAAGCAAGTTGAGGTGTTCCAAGTAATATTCTGTTTGCAGCTGCAACCACATAAGGAACTATATCTGTTGCATTACCAGCAGTTGATAATGTTATTCCAGCACCTCCAGCAGATTCGTAATCTGTTCCAAGAGTTAAAGTGTTAGAACCACCAGCATCTTGAATGAATACTATGAAACCAGACTGACCGACTTTTTCTGTTGACGGATTTGCGAGGGTTATACTACTTGTTAAAGTAAGTACAAAGTTTTGATTAGCATCAAAATCTAAAACTGTACTACCACCTTGAGAACCAGCAACACTTGTTTTACCTATGACTGCGTTTGTGAATGCTGTAACAGCACCACCTATTTTAAGTTGGTCATCACCATTTTCATCATACTCTATTGTTGCATCTTGGTCATTTCCAAACTTGATTGCTTTGTCATCTGCAATGAATACATCTCCAAACTCTTTTGTTGTAGAACCTATGTCTGCACCACCAGATGTGTCTGGTAAGATTA